GCCCGAGACGGCCGCGGCGCTGAACGTGCCCGTCACGCTGATGCCCTTGCCGATGGCCGCGCCGAGGCCCGACAGCCGGTCCTCGAAGTCGGCCGTCAGATCCCGCTGCGGGCGACCGGGACCCTTCTCGGCGTCGGCGGCCTCGCGCTTCTTGCGGGCTTCTTCGATTGCAGCGGCGAGTTTCTGCTTGGCGGCGTCGAGCGCGGCCTGGGACTCGGCGAGACCGGCCTCGGTGTCCTTTCGCAGGGCTTCCTGGGCGTTCTCGAAGTCCTGACCGATCGCGGCGAGCGTCGCCTCGTGCATGGCGGCGGCGTCGCGGCGCTGCTGCTCGCGCTGCCCCTCCCGGGCGGTCACTGACTGCTGCGCGGCGTTCTCCAACTCGACCAGGCGGGATTCGAGCTGCTGATCGACCGCCTTCTTTGCGGCCTCGACATCCAGCCCCTCATCGAACAGCCCCTGGATCTCCAGCATCCGCTTGGCGACCCAGGACGAGGCTTCCTCCCAGATCATCTGGAAGCCCGTGGCGAAGTTGGTCCAGGCCTTTGACAGGAAGGCGGTGGTCTCGATCCACGCGACCTCAAGCGCGTGGAACACAATCTCGGCGGCGGCCAGCGCTCCGTACCACATGGCATACGCCGTGGAGACGAAGAACTCCTTCGCGCCCAACCACGCCTTGTTGAGCGCCGCGACGCCCTGCTGCCAGATGACCTTGAGCGACAGCCACAGGATCTCGGCTGCGAGCGCGATGTCGCCGGCGGCGAGGGCGTCGGAGATGCCGCCGACCACTTTGCCGACCCAGTCACGCAGCTCGATGAACTTCTCCGCGAGCCACGACAGCGCCTCGCCGCCCGCGCCGGTGACGACCAGCAATGTGCCGCCCAGCGCCACGATCGCGGCGATGGTCAGGCCAACCGGCGTCAGAATCGCACCGATCGCGGCCCCGATCAGGCTGAACGCCGTGCCGATCCCGCCGATGACGGCGGCCACGATGCCGAGCGCCGCGCCGATCCCCGAGATGATGTAGCCCAGCCCCACGATGGCGATGCCCGCGACGGCGACCGCCGCCGCGACCTTGAGGGCCCAGACCACCGTCTCCTTGTTCGCCTTCACCCACGCCGTGGCGCTGACGACGATCCTTGTAATCCGCTCGGTGAGGTCCTTGATCGTCGGCGCGATCGCCCCGCCGATGGTGAAGACGCCCTGCTTGAGGACCTTCCAGAGCGTGCCGAGCGCGTCGTTGAGTTCGGCCGCGTCGCGGGCGGTTTCCGTGCTCACCGTCAGCCCCAGCTTGCGGGCCTGCTCCTGCATCTCGCTGATGCCCGCAGCGCCGTCGGCCATCAGCGGAAGAAGCTTGGTCCCGGCCTTGCCGAAGAGCTCCATCGCCATCGCGGCCCGGAGCGCCGGGTCTTGGATCTGGGAGATCCGGTCGGCCAACAGCTTGAACTGCTCGTCAGGCGAGAGCTTCGCGAGGTCCTGCACGGTCAGCCCAAGCCGTGCGAGTGCCTCGTTTGCCCCTTTCGAACCCTGTGACGCCTCCGTCAGCGTCTTCTGCATAACGCGGAGGCCGTTCTCCAGCGTCTCCATGTCCGTGCCGGAGAGGTCGGCCGCGTACCCGAGCTCGCTCAGGGCCTCGACGCTCACGCCCGTGCGGGCGCTCATCTTTTCGAGCGCATCGCCCGAGTCGCTGAACACCTTCGCGGTGCCGAGCAGCGCCGTGATCGCGGCGATACCGATGCCTGCCATCTTCGTGCCGATGGACCGCAGTCCCGCGCCGAAGGCTTCGAGCTTCTTCTGGGCCGCCTTCAACCCAGCCGACAGCTTGTCGCTGACGCTCAGCTCGATGAAGGCTCGTCCGGCTCGGATGCCCCGCGTATCGGCCACGTTCACTCACCCTTTCTTGATCGAGTTCCGCCACAACAGCGGCAGGTTGGGCCGCTCCTTCTCCAGCGCCGGGGCCATGTAGGGCCGCGGCGCGATCTTGACCTTCTGCGATGTGAGTTTGCCGCCGCGCCTGCGGAAGACGACGGTGTCGCCGCCATACTCCAGGACATTCGGTGCCTCGCTCTTCTGGAATCCCACCGGCCCGACAACCACCGAGTCGTTGGCCTTGTCGTACCCAAAGAGGATCAGCCGACGCAGGCTGCCCTCGTGCGAATGGGGTGGGGCCCCGGGAGGAGCCGACCCCTTGCGTTTGCGGATGCTCGTCTTCGCTGCCGTGCGTATGAACGCGCCGGCCTTGCTGAGCACCTTCCGCTTGGCATTGTCGACCGCCGCCATGACGACGTGCCGGTCGAAGAACATGTCCTTGATCCGCATGGTGATCACGCACCACTCCCCGCCCCCCCAACCGGACCGCCATTCCCGCCGCCGGTGCCAGCGAGACCGCTGCCCTTCTCCAGGCCCTTGTTGAACGACGCCTCCTTCTCCTTGCGGAGACGGCCCGACCCGATGAACAGGCCGACGATGCCGGTGAGCGCGGGCAGCGCCGGCCCGAGCACAGGCAGGCCTGCGACGGTTGGGCCGACCGTGTCGAGGGCCGAGAGCGTGAGTTGGCCGAGCAGCCCGCGGATCTCGCCGGCCTTCTCGATGTTGCCCTTCCACTGCGCGCCAGTCGTCTGCGTGAGGTTGAACCAGTTCTGGTACTCGACCTCCGCCTCGTTGAGGCTGAGCGTCGACGGCAGGCCGGTGGTCTGCTGGATGGTGTTGGGCGTCTTGACCTTGACGATGTCGCCAAGGTCGAGGCCGGCGCACGACGCGAGCACGAGCGCCAGCAGGATCAGGGCACCGAGATAGACATAATGGCGGGTGGTCAGGCTCTTCATGCGCGAGTCTCCTTGGCGACCTCCGGCATACGGCGGTCGATGAACACGTCTTTGAGGACCGACACGTCAACCCTGACGGGGCGGGCGGGTTTGTTGAATGGGTCGAAGTCCGATGGCTTGAGCAGGCGGGATCGCTTGGGATCGCGGGCGGTGTTGGCCACCACGGACATGACGGCGGCGGCGATCGACCAGTCGTGGCGCTGGCGGCCATCGAGCATGGCGACCATCTCCCGCAGCGTCAGGGGCCCGGGGTCGAGGCCGAGAGCTCCGGCGCACTGGTAGATGAAGTGCCAGGCATCGGCGGCTCGAGGACCATCCGGTTCACGAGCTTGTCCAGCTCGCTCTCGCTGGTCAGCGTCTGGATCCGCTTCTCCGTCAGATCGCGGGCCTTGTCCAGCACCCGGTTGGTGGCCTGGAGCACCCGCCCGAGGTTGGCCCGGTCCCTCGGGCTCGGGCAGAAACTGATGAGTTCATCCAGCAACGCGCCCGTCGCGGCCTCGATCGCGTCGCCCGCCATCGCCTTGCCAAACTCCTCGTCGGAGACCTTGGCCGCATCGGCCTCTGGCTTGCAGACGGCGTAGACCACATCGCACAACAGCACCGGATCGCGGATGAGCTTCTCGATGAGCGTCCCCTCGATGATCTGCATGAGGTCGACGCCCGTGAGCCCGCGCACGCGCTTGAGCGTGGCGACGTTGATGTCCACCGTCCAGGTCCGACCCGCGTTGTCCTTGAACTGCCGCATCCGTGCCTCCGTGCTTAGCTGCCGATCCATGAGGGCGCCGTGGTCGAGTACGTCACCTTCGCAGTCACCGAGACCGTGATTGCCTCTTCGAGGGCCTCAGAGCGGCTGAAGTTGGTGATGGAGAAGTCCGCCTGCAGGCCCTGACCCGCGGCCGCGTCGAGGATCTGGAGGCCGATGGGGTCGTTGTTGAAGAAGGCGTTCTTGATGGCGGTGAACCCGGCGTCGCCGGTGTCCCAGACCATTTCGAACTCCACGCTCGCCTCCTTGAGCGTGGCGACCGTGGCCCGCCAACCGTTGTTGGCCCGCGTGGTCACGTCCGCCTCGCCTGCTTCGAGGTTCAACGTCACGTCGCGGGTGTTTCCCAGCGCCGTCCACGCTCCCGCGCCCGCCTGGCCGCCCGTCTTGTACTTGAGGGCGGCTTCCATGCCGAGCCTGATTGCCATCGCTGACTCCTTTCACTCAACGCTGTGGCCGACCACGAAGACCATCTCGCCGCCCTTGCTCTTGACCAGAATGTCCGCCAGGTTGATCCGCTCGAAGTGGTACTGCGTGCCCGGAGCGACCTCGATGGGGTCGGTCTTGCCGTCGCTCAGCAGCAGGTCCTGCGTGTTCTTGTGCGACGCGGTGAGTGTGACGGTGGCGATGGTTTTCTGGGTCGCCAGCGGCTTGAGCTCGTCGGTCATCGCCACGCCGAAGATGATGGTGTTGCGCATGGCTACCTCCGCTCCCGGTAGGTAACGCTGAGCACGCTCGTGAACACCCGGTACTGCTCGAGCGATTCGCTCGACACCACCGGCTCGTTACTGATCCCGACCCACGCCGCGTCGGGGGAGCCCTCCAGCCTTTGGAACCGCAGGTGATCCGCGATCGCCTCCACCAGCACGAGCAGTTCGTCGATCGCTGCGTCTGCTCCATCGGCGGGGAGCTTCTTCTGCACGCCGACGTCGATGACGTACTCGACGGCCAGGCTGTCGCGGGTCACCGGCGTCATCTGCACCGTGCGAGGCACCACCGACACGCGGAGGTCCTTGAGGTCCTCCAGCGTGAACGCGGGCTGGTACATGCGGACGGCCGTGACCGGCTGCCCGAAGGACCCCGCACTGATATGCGCAGCGACGGCATCGGCGAGGGCGGCAATCGTGCTCACGGCCCACCCCCGATCATCGGTGAGCCGGTGCTCGGCATCGTCTGGCGTGGCGCGTTGGAGGTCAGCCCGGAGAGCTTGCCCTCGAGGAACCAGATCTTGCGTTCCATCTCCGCGTACTGCGCGCGGATGCTGCGGGCCTCGCCGATGAACTCATCGAGCCGCTTCTCCACCTGCTGGAGCTTGGTGGTCACCACGCCCCATTGGATGGTCATCGCGCCCGCCGCGAGCACGACGGTGACGACCACGCCGGCCCACCGAGCACTGCCGTTCTGTCCGTTGCCTTCTGCCATCGTTACTCCGTTGCGATGTGCTTGGTGTGAATCCGAAGAACCCTTCGGTACGGGTCGCTGTAGCGCCACGGCGGCTGACCTCCGGGGGCGTTGACCTCGTACACGAACACTGCCGTCCCGACCGTCTCACGCACCTGATCGCCCACCCGCGGGAGGATCGGGCCATCGCCCAGGTCCAACTCTGCCGTCCGCACCAGGAAGTCCCGCGACTCCACCCGGTGGATCAGCCCGGCGTCGTCGGCCTGCTCGAACTCGGTCTTGCCGATGGTGGCCTGGACTTCCTTCTCGTCCGTGCCACGCCGGTAGAGGACCGGGTGGGAGAGGTGTTGGTGCCGCTGGGCATCGAGGAATGCCGCGCCGCGATCGAGCAGGTCGCCCACAGGTCCTCCTTATTGC